GTTCTGCAGTGGTGGATGTCACACCATCCATGATATTCAACTCTGCTGCAGTAGCTGAAATAGCTGTACCATCAAGGTTAATTGCATCTACATATGCCACACCATCTATGTACAGGTCTTTCCATTCTGCAGAGGAACTACCAATGTCACGAGTATTATCAGCATCAGGTATTAAGTCAGCACCAAGAGTACCAGATACAATTACGTTACCTGATAGCGTCATAGTGCCAGCTATGTTAGCTGCACCAGCTAGATGTAATTCTTTAAACTTTAAGCTACTAGACCCAATGTCTACATCATTGGTTGTTACAGGAAGTATTGCCCCATCTTGAAAACGTAGTTGTTCTACTGTAGAACCCGCACCACCAGCGTCTATGAAAACACCTACACGATTATTTGTATCATCAACTACAACTTTATTAAGTGGTGTAGCAACTCCGGGGTCTCCAATCAATCCTATGACTGGACCCTCTGCTGCTGTACCATCATGTTTATGTCCTGATGTATTTACAAATGCGGCTAAGACTTGATTAAATTCATTATTACTGTCGGCAGCATCAATAATGTCACCATCAGCGTAACTGGATTGTCTGGTATAACCTGCCATTAATTATCTCCTTGCGTCTGCCGCAAACTCTAGTTGAAATCCTTTGAGGGCGTATGGTGCTGACGTTCCTCTATCATTAACACGTAGTGCTACAGCAAATCCACTACCTTCAATTGGCTGTCTCACTAAGGGGTTAGACTGTCCACCGTAGGTTGCCGTACCGTACACCGATGTACCGTAGATAGCGACTGATGTTGCGCTATCAAATGGGTAAGCTGCTGGTCTAGCTACATTAGGTGCTTCATAGTCATAACGTACAAACAAGTCTGCGTTCACTGCTGCTTCAGGTGCGTAGTTAATAATTACACGCTGAAATGATTTACGTAAACCTGCATCGCCCATAGTCAAGTCAGGAGAACGATACTTACCAGTTACACTATTACCGTCAAAGTTATTACCTTTTTCCTGCCTGTACACGTAACCATCAAAGTCACCATGTAAAACTATACTCTCACCTGCTGCTACTACACTATCTGTACAGTTAGGTCTAATGCCCTTTATGTCTGCAAACTCGTAGCTATCGCCCTTACGCACACACATAATACCTGTAGTGGTAGCACGAGGAGTTCCAGAGTTAGAGAAGAATATTCTATACTGCGTCTTGTCTGGTATAACTACGCTTTCAAACTCATCTACGTCTGACAGTCCTTCAAAGCGTTCCTGTACTGCTCTACTAATTGTACCAAGTTCTACGTCACCAATCTTAGCTGTACCAGCAACTGTACGTAATCCGTCTGGACCTAAGAATACAATGTCACCTGCAAATTCTTGAATAGTAGAACCGTTAAGACATCCAATCTCTCTGGTTATAGGTTGTATAGCAAAGTCGGCTAATGCACTACCTGTTAGTTTAAATATACGTTCTTCACAAAATACAATTAATGCATCACGAAAAGGAAACAATCCAGTAATAGGACTATCAACATTTATTGTACCTGCACCATTACTTGTTTGAAAATCATTATCTGTAAACGGTGCAGTAAATACTAGAGACTGCGTAGCTGCTGACATACCAGCAAAGAACATATGGTTCTTGTAGCCAGTTACAAACTTAGGGTCTGCAGGTGCGCCAGAAGCATTAATGTCAACTACAGTATTACTAGCAGTCTTATAGTTAGATGCATGATTAGCACCGTCTGCCCATATAATGTAGTCTACACCTGCAAGATTATATCTAAAGAAAGAGTATCTACCTGCGCCTGTTCTACCTGTATCTATCTCTGTCCAGAACTGTGTAACTACTGCGGCACTACTATGTGTTGCTGCAGATGTACTGTTGGCTCCTCTTGAACAACCTGTAAATGTTGTGCTAGTCTTACCTGTATAGGTAATCTGTTCTGTGCCAATTATTATAGTGCCTTGCGTACTAAAGTTAGTTGTTGATGCTACAGCAATAGTCGTAACTGAATTATTAATACCTGCACTTAATGTAGTGCTACCATTACTTCCTTTGTATACTTTACGTCCACGTGCCGCTATGACATTGCCATCAAAGTGTGCAGACATTAGTACTGGTTCACTGTCACTTTGGTCTTGCGGAACTTGATTAGCATTCCATTTTTCATAACCAGAGATACGTCTGTACCCACCAGTAGTCGCAGGTTCAAAGTTTTCTAGTTCTAGTGCCATCCCCGGCTGCATAGCAAAGGTTGATTGGTCAAGAACCAGCCCACCCTGACACGCAAATACAAACGGATTGAGGCCAGATTCATCAGCCATTATTTAAAATCCTGCGTTAATGCCATATCCTTGTGAACGAGGGATATAGGTAGACCGTACATAATCTGCTCTATTAATTAAAAGCGTCTGCATTTGTTTGATACCATCTTCAAATCGTGCAAAGTTAATACCATACTGTTGTGCTTCACCACGATACTGGTATGCGTATGCTGTAGCACCATCTACTATAACCTGCCTAAATTGTTCTGGTACTGTAGGTACATCTGTAGCTGCAGATAAAGCAGTAGGTTTTACAAAGTGTTCAAACTTTAATTCATATGCTTTGTCTGGATATGGGTATAGGCCATAGTTATTATCTGGTGTTCTAAATACAAACTTAGGCACACTGCCTACATTAGATGTAGTTTCTTGTGCAATATACTTTTGCGTATATTCCTTATAGTCTAGTATTTGTAAGGTAGTACCAGCTACAGCTAGTGTAGAATCCCTACTGATACGAAACGTATCGTAGTCTACAGACTGGCTAGTTGCAGGAATACTATATCGTGTTTGTGCCGCTACTAAAGTCTGTGTATTTGTTAAATGTGTAAAAGGCCAGCCAAACTCGCGCTGGTTAATATAATTAATGGAATCATTTACAGCGTTCTTACATTGTATCTGAAAACCTCTAGCTGTTGCAAAGTTAGCAGCAGTTAAGGATACCTCATTCATTCGGGCAATAACTTCATTAGTAATATCTAAATAATCGTATGCCATTCCGCATCCTTATATATGTGTAATCAGAGATGAGGGGCAAGTTGCCCTGCCCCCCACGTTAGTCTTTAAGCAACATCTCGTGCTACTTCTTGAGCAGTCAAGTCACCTTCGTCAGTACAATCCATCAGTACTGCCCAGATACGGAACACGCCCGTAGTCAAAGCTGTACCAGATTGAGTAGCCAAAGTAAGGTCGATGTTGTCATCAGCAACACACATCAGCGGCTGATAAGCTGCAGCATTTTGTGCTACAGTACCTGCTGCCGTGCCTGATGCGCTGTTGAAACCATCAACAAAACAATCAGCATCTACACCTGTACCTAAGTCTACTGTGGAAGTTCCTGCTGAAGTAGCAGTAACAACTTCAATACCAGCATTCATTATCATTGTGCCTTTTGAGACAGCAATACAAGGAATGACATCGGCTGCTGCAAGTGCGCCACCTTTGTCAGACAATGCGGTAGCAAAGTTTAATTCCATCTGAACCATGTAAGGATTGCGACCACGCTGCGAGTTGCCACGTGCTGCTTGGAGAGTGTTATCACCTAGTGCCATTTTTCAATCCCCCCTATGCTAGACAGTATTTGGCGTTGATAAGAGCCTCTGGACGGAGAATCTTTCTGCCATACAAATGCATACCACGGACAATATCTGCAAAGCTGTCCGGGTCGCGGTAGGTCTCAGTCTTGTTGATTTGGTCAGCAGTAGCAACCGCTGAAGAATGACCACCAACAATGATACCAAAGTTATTGGCTTGAGTACCAGTCGCTGAAGGACCAGTGCCGCCATTTGGCAAGTTGTTAGATACATAGACTTTAAAGCCATGTAGGTTATTCAAAATCAAACCATTCTGAAGCCCTGCTCCACCGTAATCGGCATCAAACAAGCGTGAGTCTTCGTCTTTGAGAACTTCAACGAAAACTGGGTCTACAACCAACCAACGTCCTGTAGTATCTACATTCTGAAGGTCAAGCTGTCGGCCCATACGTGCAATCACTGTCAACGGGTTAGCAGTAGCGGCTGCAGTTGGAGCAGCAGCAGAACCACGAGCCTGAATGATAATGGTATTACCAGCACCACCACCGTTGAAGTCAGAACCGTCTAGCTTCATTGAAGCGAGGAGTTCGTCTGTTCCAGCAGTTGAAACTGATTTAGTACCATTAACAATATTGTTGACGGTAGTTGCGCGAGTGTTAAGCGCGGCTTGCTTGTATCCTGACAGGTAACCAAGAACGTCTTGGTCAAACTGGTCAGCCAAACGATATGCAGCGCGATTGCTGGATAGCGATTGGAAGTTTACATGAGAATGGGCTTCTTCAATATCATCAACTTTAAAAGCAAAGTAGTTAGCTTTGTCAACGGTAAGTGTGAAGTCCTCATCATCAAGGTCTTGCGGAGTAATAGTCGTACCCCTTTCGTATGCTTTGACGGTAATCTCTGGCTCCTTGATGATTTTAACTGAATCACCAAAGTTTGCGATTTCCCCAAAGTAGTCATTATTCGTAATCGCGTCACAAACAGCGGCCTTGCGGAATGCAAGCTGCACCTGTTTGGAGTAAATTACCGGGCTAAAATTGCCGTTAGGCAAGTTGTTATAACCCGCTGCTCTTGGAAAAGCCATAATCCATCTCCTATTATTGTGGATTTTTACAGATGCAAACAGTACAATTCTTGGCAGAGGCTGTCTAACGTAGGGTGTATCTTATACAAAAGTTGCAACTAATGTACTCAATAGGCCATGTTATTCAGGTAATCTTAAAGATTTTTGTCGTTTGCGGATTGGTATAGTAAGCAAGTAGCTAACCTGCTTACCTTACACATGACTATAGTTATACTTATAAATAACCATTTGTCAACTCTTTTTTATCTAGCGGAACCAGATAAATCATAGATGAACTTACCACTACGAATAGCTTCCATAATTTCATCTGAATTTTTTTCATACTCCTGTGCAGACATTTTGTCTACTTGGGATTCACGTAGGTAGTTAGATGTATCATCTTCCTGTGGTTTGCTACGTGCGTTCTTAGCTGTAACAGACTTAGCTGCATCTTTATTAGACTTAGATTTCTTAGATGCTGCAATACCTTTGTCAGCTTTGTACAAATCAATTGCACGTGCAGCAGACCTAGCGTCATTGTCATTGTCGTAGAGTGCATCCTGTACCCACTTAGGCTGTTCGTCTGCCCACTCGTGGAACTCATCGCTGTCTCTAATCTCATCAAAGTCAGGATGTAACTGCATCAATGCTGCTTCAGCTTTTTCTTTAGTCACAGAAGTTTGCATCTCATCAATTGCTTTTACACGTTCTTCTAGTGCAGTAGATTGTTCTGCTGCTTTTTTCATAGCAATTGTTTCTACTATAGCTGCTACATCTGGATAGTCTGCTGCCCACTGTTCAATGTCTTCATCGGACTTAGGCAGTTTCATTTCTTTCTTGGTAGCTTTTTCTAGCTGGCTTTTCATTGCCGCTAGTTCAGCTTTAAACTCTTCAGCTTGTTTTTGTTGATGTCGGCGTAGGTCAGAATAACGCTTCTTAAATGTTTTTTCTTCTGCGCTAGTAGGTTCAGCTTCTTCGGGTTCAGCTTCTGCCTCACCCTTTTGTTCTTTCATTAGCTGTTCTAGTTCTTCTTCGTCACGCTTAACACGTTCTTCTTGGGTGTATGGTTTATTTACAAATGCCGTCTTAGGCGTACTCTTCATGTCTTCTGCTAATAGTGTTTCGTTCATTGTCTAGTCCTTTGTTGGGGCCGCTGTAGCCACACTGTCGGGTGTGGGGAGTGAGTAGCCAACTGATTGTGGATTATTTTTTAGAAGCTAATCCACTGCGCTTCATCTGTTTGGCTAATTTATTTTTCTTGTATGCCTCACCTACAAATGCTCCTTTGTAGTCACCACCACCATAGCCGTAACCACCATCATACCCGCCGCCACCAAAGCCGCTATCACCATCGTCATCAGGGTCAGAACCACCCGAACTAGGACCACCGCCAGTTGCACCACCAGTATCATCACTACCAGTGTTATCGCTTTGACCATCGCCAGCACCGGGTTCATATCCAATTGGACCGCCTGTTGGTGCTGGTGCTGGTGCATCAGGTTCTGTTGTAAAGCCAGATTCCCAAGCTGCTGCTTCAAGATCAACGCCCTGTGAAACTTTTTCTGCTATGTCACGAGACACTTCAGTGTTAAATGTGTTTCCATCTGAATCTCTATCTGTAACAGTTATAAATTCTTTAGAAGGGTCTTTTAATCCTTCTCTTACTTGATCTATCTGTTTAACTTGATCTCTCATACGTCTATCTACATCCACCGTAAGACGGTCTGATTTTTTAACGTCTTTATAAAATTCTTGTACGTGTTTTGCAATACGATCTAATTCAGCCCTACTCGTCACAGTTTGATTACTAATCAAATCATTATATGCTGTGTGATCTAATTCAAAAGAAACATTTAAATCTTTATTCATGTTTACGCCGGGTTGAGACTGTACTATATTATCTATTATAACACTTTCACCGGGCATTAAAGACAGAGGCTGACCCATTTTACCACCTGTTATTTGATGTAGTCCAGAAGAACGCAATCTATTTGCTAAATTAGGCACATCCATTAGACCTTTTATTCCTAATGGTCCCTTACCATAGTTTGCTCCTCTATAGGAAATGTTTCCTCTAAAATTATTCTCTACCATACCTCTATTATTTAAGTTTCCTCCAAACGACATAGTAGTGCCTGTAGTTGTATCGTCTTGATTATCTCCACCATCACCATCATCCTGCACAGTAGCAGTCTGAACCTTTGTTGGGTCAGTAGTAACTTTTTTGTCTGCCTCAGATTTAATTGTGTATCCTTCAGGTACGACTGCTTCATTACCACTTGAATCTTTTAAGCTGCCATCATTATAACGCCTAAACTTAATAGTCTGACCAGCTTCGTTTACATATGTTTCTTCTGTGTAATCTACACCACCTACTCCCGGTACAGTCTCCCCTAAAAATTTAGGCAATTGATCTGGTGGTGTCATTACAGGCACAGGTGCTTGAGGTAATTGGTAATTAGTAAACATAGTCGGCTGACCTGCTGATGCTGCTTGAACTGGTGTAGCAGCCTGACCAATACTAGGTGCTGCACTTGCTGATGCTGCTTGCATAGGAGCAGCAGCTACGCCTGTAGTGGAACTACCTGCAGGATTATAATATACACCAGCACTAGGATCAGGAACATTGTAAGTACCACCATTAGCCATATGTACTACACCGCCCTGCGCCATCTCTAACTCATCATCTTCCATGTCTAGGTCTTCAATAGAGAAAGGCAGATTATCCGGCATAATAGCTTCTTCGCTATTGCCCATCTGACCCATATCTTCCATACGCTGTAAACCCATCTTAGCTTCTTGGCGCATCTCCATAAGTTTCTCTAAACCAAAGTAACGAACTACATCTGCAGGAAAAACAAATTCAC